ACAGACTAGCTCAGGATTATATAGCTTGTTCATACCTATGGAATGGAACTACGAAGGATACATTGATGCTCATGGATACCCTGTCTTTGAAACTCCAAAATCCGCAGTTGATGGCATCGATGGCCAAGCGATTGAAATTGGCGTCATTGAACACTGGGAGAACGAAGTAGATGGCCTTAAGGATGATTCTGATGCACTTAATGAATTATATAGACAGTTTCCGCGTACTGAAAAACACGCTTTTAGAGATGAAACAAAACGATCTTTATTTAATTTAACTAAAATCTACGAACAAATAGATTATAACGAAGATTTAAAACATTCAGGTGTTGTTACTCAAGGTAATTTTCAGTGGGAAGATGGTGTAAAAGATACTAGAGTGGTTTTTAATCCTAGTAAGCAAGGAAGATTTTTAGTTTCATGGATTCCATCTCAAAACCAACAAAATAGAATTGTTATTAAAAACAATATGAAATATCCAGCCAATGAACATATGGGTGCTTTTGGTTGTGATAGTTATGATATATCAGGAACAGTAGATGGTAGAGGATCAAAAGGATCATTACACGGTTTAACTAAGTTTAGTATGGAAGATGCTCCTGCTAATTTATTTTTTTTAGAATATATATGTAGACCACAAACAGCTGAAATGTTTTTTGAAGATGTACTTATGGCATGTGTTTTTTATGGTATGCCTATACTTGCAGAAAATAATAAACCAAGATTATTATATCATTTTAAAAGAAGAGGTTATAGAGGTTACTCTATGAATAGACCTGATAAAACTTTATATAAACTATCTATTACAGAAAAAGAAATAGGTGGTATACCTAATTCTAGTGAAGATGTTAAACAAGCTCATGCAGCAGCTATTGAATCATATATTGAAATGTTTATAGGTTATAATAATGAACAATATGGTACGATGTATTTTCAGAAAACTTTAGAAGACTGGGCTTCGTTTGATATTAATAACAGAACAAAGCATGATGCATCTATTAGCTCGGGTTTAGCTATAATGGCATGTAATAAAAATAAATATAGACCCGTTGCTGAAGTTATTAAAGAAAAAATTAATTTAAATTTTTCTAAATATAATAATCAAGGTAATGAATCAAAAATAATTAATAGATGATTAACACTAATGTTACTAACAGTGCATTTCCAAGTCAGGTGGTACCTGAGGCGGAAAAGAGAACTTTAGAGTATGGGTTGCAAGTTGGGCAAGCTATTGAGTATGAATGGTTTAGAGGAGGAAAAATAAACAGTGGTAAATGGAATACTGGCTATACTAGTTTTAATAGACTTAGATTATACGCTAGAGGTGAACAGCCTGTACAAAAATATAAAGACGAATTATCTATTAATGGTGATTTGTCTTATTTAAATTTAGACTGGAAGCCAGTTCCTATAATACCTAAGTTTGTAGATATTGTTACAAATGGTATAGCTGCTAAAAATTATGATTTAACAGCTTATGCTCAAGATCCATTTTCTTTAAAACAAAGAACAGATTATGTAGGTAGTATTTATAGAGATATGATGACTCAAGATTATCTTCAAGAAATACAACAAACAACAGGTATGAATTTATATAATTCTGCAGATCCTGAAAATTTACCACAATCAAAAGAAGAATTAGAAATACATATGCAATTAAACTACAAACAATCTGTAGAAATTGCCGAAGAAGAAGCTATAAATAATACTTTAGCTTTTAACAAGTATCAACTAACAAAAAAAAGAATTGTTGATGATTTAGCTATAATAGGTATTGGAGCTGTTAAAACCTCATTTAACAAATCAGAAGGTGTTGTTATTGACTATGTTGATCCTGCTAATATGGTATATTCTTATACTAGTGATCCAAACTTTGAAGACATATGGTATGTAGGAGAAATAAAATCTTTAACTATTCCTGAAATTAAAAAACAATTTCCTAATGTAACTGATGAGGAATTAGAAACATTAATGAAATACCCTGGTCGACAAGGTTATATAGCTAATCCTAATTACGATAATGATTTAGTTCAATTATTATATTTTGAATACAAAACTTATGTTGATCAAGTTTTTAAAATTAAACATACTGAACAAGGTTTAGAAAAAGTTTTAGAAAAACCGGATTTTTTTAATCCACCACCAAGTGATAATTTTGACAGAGTATCAAGAAGCATAGAAGTTTTATATAGTGGAGTTAAAGTTATGGGTGTTCCTCAAATGCTTGAGTGGAAAATGGCAGAAAATATGACTAGGCCAAATAGTGATTTAACTAAAGTTAAAATGAATTATAATATATGTGCTCCTCATATGTACCAAGGTCGTATAAATTCTTTAGTAGGACGTATGACTAGTTTTGCAGATATGATACAATTAACATCGTTAAAACTACAACAAGTAATTGCAAGGATGGTTCCTGATGGTGTTTTTGTAGATGTTGACGGTTTAGCAGAAGTTGACTTAGGTAATGGTACTAACTATAATCCGCAAGAAGCTTTAAACATGTATTTCCAAACCGGTAGTATAGTTGGTAGAAGCTTAACACAGGATGGTGATCCTAACAGGGGTAAAGTACCAATACAAGAATTACAATCATCAAGTGGTAATGCAAAAATACAATCACTTATATCTACTTATCAATATTATCTACAAATGATAAGAGATGTAACGGGATTAAATGAGGCTAGAGACGGTAGTCAACCAGATCCAAACGCTTTAGTGGGGTTACAAAAAATGGCTGCAAACGCTTCAAACATAGCCACTAAACACGTATTAGATGCTAGCTTATATTTAACCTTAAGAACATGTGAAAACGTTTCTTTAAGAATAGCTGATGCTTTAGGTTTTGCATTAACTAAAGAAGCAATGATGCAAAGCATATCTTTAACTAATACTAGAAACTTAGAAGACTTAAAAGAATTACATTTATATGATTTTGGTATTTATTTACAATTAGAACCTGAAGAAGAAGATAAGTCTATGTTAGAGCAAAATATTCAAATGGCTTTACAACAAAACCAAATATATTTAGAAGACGCTATTGATATTAGAGAAGTTAAAAACATAACCTTAGCTAATCAAATATTAAAATATAGAAGAATTAAAAAACAAAAACAAGATCAAGAAGCTCAACAAGCTCAAGTTCAGGCTCAAGCTCAAGCAAATATACAACAATCTGAAGCAGCTGCAATGAATGAGGTTCAAAAACAAGAAGCTTTAGCTCAAACAGAAATACAAATAGAACAAGCTAAATCTCAATTTGAAATACAAAGAATGGAGCAAGAAGCTTTGATTAAGAAACAATTAATGGCTGAAGAGTTTCAGTATCAATTACAATTAGCTCAAACAAAAAACGCTACAGAAGCTAATAAAGAAGCAGAAATAGAAGACAGAAAAGATAAGCGAACACAAATACAAGCAACACAACAATCAAAAATGATTGAACAACGTCAAAATGATTTACTACCTACAGACTTTGAATCAATAGGTACTGATAGTTTAGACACATCAGGTTTAGATCAATTTAGATCATAAACTTATTTATTAATTTTTATTATATTATATTATGTCAGAAGAAGTAAAACAAGAAGGTACGTTTAAAATTAAACGTAAACCTAAACAATTGATAAAAGACAGTGTTATTAAAGTCGATTTATCTAAAAAAGAAGAAAAAGATGCCATTCAAATCGGAGAAACAAAAAAGGTGGATGTGGAAAAACAAGCCGGACCTAGCGCTGGAGTGGACAAACAAGTATCAGAGTCCAAAGAAGTTTCTGAAAATGAAAAAGAAATAGTAATACAAGAAATTGTAGAAGAAGAAAAAACTATTGAAGAAGAAGTAAAAAAAGAAATAATTGAATTAGGCGAAAAACTAGAAGAAAAAGTTATTGCTCCAACTCCAGAAGAGTCTAGAGAAATAGCTAAACTACCAGAAAACATCGAAAAAGTTGTAGACTTTATGAAAGAAACTGGTGGTACATTAGAAGATTATGTTAGATTAAACGCTGACTATTCTAATGTAGATAACGATACTCTATTAAGAGAGTATTATAAACAAGCTAAGTCACACTTAGATTCAAGCGAAATTAACTTTATGATAGAGGATAATTTTTCTATTGATGAAGAAGTGGACGAAGAACGCGAGATTCGTAAAAAGAAACTTGCGTATAAAGAAGAGGTTGCAAAAGCCCGAAAGCATTTAGATGGTTTAAAAAGTAAATATTACGAGGAAATCAAGTTGAGACCTGGTATTACTAAAGATCAACAAAAGGCAATGGACTTTTTCAATCGCTATAACGAAGAGCAAAATGTGGCTCAACAACAACATGAAGACTTTAAGTCTAATACTAATAAATATTTTTCTGATGAATTCAAAGGTTTTGATTTCAATATTGGAGAAAAAAAATTTAGATACGGAGTTAAAAGTCCAAGTGATGTTGCTACTAAACAATCTAATATTACCAATACAATTAAGAAGTTCTTAGATGATAAAGGAAATGTAACGGATGTTAAAGGTTATCACAAAGCTATGTATGCTGCTGACAATGCTGATATTATTGCACAACATTTTTATGAGCAAGGTAAATCCGATGCTACTAAAGAATTAGTTGCAAAATCTAAAAACATTAAACAAGACGTAAGGGAAACACCTGGCGATGTTTTTGTTGGTGGATTAAAAGTTAAAGCTGTTAGCGGTATTGATTCTTCAAAACTTAGAATTAAAAAGAGAACATTTAACAATTAAAACAATTTAAAATTATGGGTGCAATTAATCC